GTAATCTTCTTTCGTAACCACTCTACCTTGTGCTTGAAAATGTGCCAATGCGTTCATTTTAACTTCATCAGCTGATTCTGCAGATTTACCACCAGTTGCTGGTTGTGGGTTTGTAATAGCTACTGATTCTTTGGTCGTCAAAACAGTAGCGGCATTTAAACTTGTTTCGTCTATAGTATAACTTATTTCTGATATATTATTTATACTATTTGCTGCTACATTATCTGTTATACCACCACCATATGCATATTTTATAGTAAGGGTGGTATTTGCTGGTGCTTGACCATATGCTTCAGTTTTCAAAAAGTTTGCAGGATCAAAATATGTATCAAGTTTGGACGGACTACCTGGTAAAGAAGAACCAACTGAACTTGGATTTGGTACTATTTCTTCATCGGGACTATCAGATATTCCACTACCAAATCTTAATTCTGTTGTACCATCTTGATTTATAAAAGTAACAAATCTTCTTGGTGTTTTCTTTAATTTTAAAATATACGGTACTGTATCGTTATATTGTGCCAAATCAGGATCATTTGTTGCATTATTTTCTTGGTCAATAAAAGTGGTATCTTGTGCTAAATATGGAACTTCATACCACTTGTTACTATCACTATCTGTTACTGATATTATTTCTATAATATTTGGTTTGGATAATTTTATTCTTGGATATGATTCTGCAGAACCAAAATCAAAAGTCTCTGTTTTTAGTGTTCCACTACCTAACTTTACTGATTTTTTTAGAAGATAAAGTGATGGTACATTGTTAGTAGAATTTACTTCAAATACTTCAATATTTAACGGGTCAAAAGAACTTGAAAATTTAAAATTAACATCTTCTAATGTTCTAAATATTGTTCCGTTGGTTGCAGTAACTTGTGTGTTTTCATTTACGGTAAGAGCATAATCCATATTTGGTTTAACATTTGTACCCGTTCCTGTTGCTGGTACGGTTTGGAAAACATCTGCAGTAGTAAATGATGGTCGAGTAACTTTTGGTTTATATCCATAAACTTGTGCCATTTCATAAATGGTTTTTCTATCTTCAGCATATGCCAATAACATTTCTTTAAATTGACTATCCACATAATATGAAAGGACATCACCTACATAAGATGCCATTTCTATAAACATCATACCTGGTGATGACTCATTAAAATCATTATATGTATTTGGATAATAAGTTTTAGCAAACTCTATCAGTCCTTCTCTAAAAGCACCAAAGTCTTTATTTAAATATCTTACATCCTTTTGGACTCTATTAGCCATTCTCTTTCTCCACTAATTATGTACCCGTAAGAAAACTTAGGGTTATACTATCATGAACCGTTGGACTCATTTTTAATGCAAATTGTAAATCTATATCCAACTGATTTGGTTCTATATCATTTGGATTTACTTCTAACTTTTTAACAAGAACATGAGGTAACCATTCTGACATAGCTTCTGCAATAACTTGTTCGACTTCCGATATCAATTCATCACTCATAGGTTCGAATAATACTTTCATCAAATCTGCACCAAAAGTAGGTTGTCCTACTCTTTCACCTTTGTTAGTCAATAAAAGATTTCTGATATTACTTCCAGTTTGTGAAAGGGTAGTTTGATTACCAGGAAAAAAACCATCATTTTCATCATGTTTCATCGGTAATCCTAACCCAATAGTTACATCAGGATCTATATCTAATTGTAGGGAACTTCTTGCTCTACCCATTTACTAACTCCATTATGGACGGAAATTAGGCCCGTTCTTTTTCTTGTCTATTGCCTTTAATACTGCTGAATAATCTTTCGTTAAAGCGTTTGTTACATGGTCAGGTACTTGGTCAACATTCACACCAGCTTTCTTTATAGAATCAACTGCTGCTATTTCTCGTTTCTTTTCCTTTACGGACTCCGTGTCTCCTAAACCTGTTTCTCTTGCTAAAATTTGATTTATTTTACTACTATCAAAGACTCCATCACCCATAGTTTCATATCCACCATCTCCTTGTGGAACTCCACCAACGGTTTCATTCAGAACTTTATTAAGTGCCTCGTTTGATGTATATTGAACCTCTTTTTTTGGTTTCTGAACTTGTTTTGGTTTTGATGTAGGTGTTGAAACTAATTCGGAAAGTGAAGATGAATCATTATCTTTAATAAATATCTCATTCATCTGTTTTTTAACTTCCTTACGAACTACCAACTCGATTATTTTTATTAGTTCTTGTTTTTTCATTATAAACTCCTATTCTTCTCTAATAAATATTTTGTTTTTATCTTTATACTAATTTTCCGACAACTGGCCCTGCTGCTGGTGGTGTAGTGTTACTACCTGCACCTGTAAATATACTTGTTGTAAATGATGTGTGTATTGATTTTGCCATCACATCACAAACTTGTTCTATTGTTCCACCATCCATACCTTTTTTAGTAGATGGTGCAAATGGTGGTGGTGCCGACATTACGGTTGTACCAACTGCATTTATAGTTTTAATTGTATTACTAAAAGTTGTCATTAGTGCGGCAAATGTTGCAACACTTGCGGTAATCAAACTCATAGACGGATCCATTAACTTAAAACTTGACATAATCTGAGTTACCATAGCTGTTTTTCCTGGTGTTAATGTGGCCCCATTAACTTTTATCTTTTTACCAACTACTGATGGATCTGGTGCTCCTGATGGTGTTACTAAAGGTGCAGTAATCTGTACTTCAGCATCTTTTGCATAATCTACAATAGCTTTAGCAAATCCTTCAGCACTATCTTTTTGAGATTTTACATCTCCTCTAACATCCGTAAAATTTTTTATAAGATTCTCTCTTAATTTATTTTTATCTAACATAATTAATTTGGTTTCATTAATAAATCACAAAGTTTTGCACGAATAGATTCAAAATCGGCAACTGATGGTGTTGCACTTATAGGTCCACTTGGTCCTGCTCCAGTTGGAATTGCGGTTATATTCAAAATAGATGTAATAAGTTCATCTAATATATCAGTTAATGCCTCACCATAAACAAGATGTTGTTGTCCCATATCATCTCTTTCTTTTACATATCCTGTCACACCTTGTGCCTTACCACCTATTCTTATAAACGAACCTTGATTATCTTTCATTCCTGCACAATCATCAAGATGTACTATTGCACCATCACAAGATTCTAAATGTGCTTTATCATCAAGTATTAAAAATGATGGACACTCACTTGATAAAGTAATCTTATCTGCATCACCTGTTTCACCACCACCCAAGTCAAGTCGTGAATTTCCTGGTGTAATTAAACTTATACCACCTGGTACCATAGCCATAGAAGTAGCTCCACCTGAATTCATTGACACTCCATCATCTGCATCAACTGTATAACTTTTTT